CAACGCACCTGCTGACCCCAATGGTGACCTGTATCCTGTACCAAGTAACCAATATTGTTGGATTGCGGGTCGCCAACCATCCACTTATCGTACACCCACACCATGTTTCTAGCTCGATACTGTGCAAAATCAACTATGGTTGTGGTCAATATGAACCAGACAGGTGTCTGTAAAGCCTCAGATGCTGATGCGTCATAAACTATGGTGCGATCAGGCAAATGCACATAAAGGTGTTCGTGATTCTTGTCGTTTCTGGCCTCTAACTTGACCAAGGCCAATTGCGCCTCAGTGTATTCAAGAAGCAGATTGTCAATTTCCTGAGTGCTTATCTTTTGAGTAGTTGCAGCAGCGCCCACGTAAATGCTTGGTGCTTCATTTCTTGCGCTACCTAAAAATGCAACTCGGTCAATAAAGACACAGCAAGCAAATGTGCCAACAACGCCTTTTTGTATCTGTGCGCCATCAATTCGTGCAAATGGGAATAACTCACCGCCCACGTTATCGAATACCTCAATCGTATTGCGATTCAATGCGTAGATTTCATTTCGCAACTTCAATAGCGCAACCACGGGGTCTGGGTCAACTTCAGAATTTCCATATTTCAGCGGATTGATTTGAGTTGGGTCTGTCAGTTCTGTGACGATCAAGAATTCGCCATCTGTGGTCATAAAGTAACCATCGACCCACACCACATCAAGCACCACGCCCAAGTCAGGGTCAGTCACTTGCGTCAGTGTTGAGCCATTCCAGTAATACAAGCGACCACCGGATGCAATTGCAAGTAAATCAAAGCTGTAATCAAATGTCACCAGTTGATCTGTTGGCCCACCAACATCGCCCAGCACTGTCACTGTCCCTGCGCTGTCGATCTCTACTAGCTTCGTACCCATAACCCGATATAGGTTGCCTTGCCAGTTGATGCCGCCTCGATCAACTCCTGGCCCTGTGCCGTTTGCCACAATCCCATCGCCTGGTCGCAGAAACCCATTACTGATGCCTGATTGCTTTGGCACAGGCACAAGGTTGACTGGGTAACTTGTACGCAGTTCAGGGGTGCTGTCGGTAAAAATACCGTTCAAAATAGGTATTTGCATTACCACTTCACCTTATCAGCCCAATATGCGGCACTCATCTTGCCCTTGGCAATATTTTCAGCATGACGAGATTTGAATGATTCACGCCTTGCTTTATCAGCTTTAGATTCACCCTCACGCTTTGGTGAGCCTGAAACGCCTTGCTGTCCAAAACGAATTAGTTTGATTTCATCACCAGACTTTGCCACAACAACATGGCTTTTTGTCGGATGGCTTGGAGTACGCTTGGGTTTATTGAAACCCTCAACGCCAGCACGAGTTAGTCTTGGGTCTTTCATCTGAACCCCTTGATCTTTTCAGCAATCTTTTTAGGCTGTTTGGCAAACTGCTTTCCTGCCTTAGTAGCCTCACGCTTTGCCCTTGTGGTTGCCGCATACTCAGCCGCTGTCAGTGCCTTAATCGCCTTCTCAGGCAGATATCTCTCGCCAGTTTCAGACGATGGCTTTCCCGACTTGGTGCGCCAGTTTTGACTTGACCAATCTTTGAGGCTTTTTTGTGTGGCTTTCATTTATAACCGCCACCTTTTTCTTTGTACTTCTTTGCCAAGAGTTGGGCTTTGCGAGCCGACCATTCACCAGCCGCAGTACCTTGCACAGACGAACCTTTGATTTCCTCAAAGAGCCGCTTACGCATGGTTGGCTTCGTGTAATTGCCAGCCGCATTGACAGAGGACTTGGGCTTCGTTGCCATTATGCAGTCACGCCTTTGATAACAGCAAAGTTAAATACTGGCTGTTCAGTTGTAGTGCCGCCAGTGGTGCGGAAAGTAATGTTAAAGCTACCAGCCGCAACAGCAGTGACCATCAAGTCATACAGATCAGTGCCTGACTTTTGATTCAAAATAATCACATCAGTTGCCGCAACAGTGTTATTGGTAACAGTAAATGTTGCAGCCGTTGCTGAACCTGCTGCGCTAAATAATGTAATTGCACCTGATGTCTTATTCAGCGTTACACCTGTAGTACGGCTTGAACCTTGAGTTACTGTGCCGCCTGCTCCTGTGGCATAACCAACGCCAGCAGTGCCAGTTGAAACAATAGTGCCAGATGTAGTCAAACTTGTACCAGTTGCCACACCGATTACTGGCGTAACCAATGTTGGTGTATTTGCAAATACCAATGAACCAGTACCAGTTTCATCGGTCATTGCCGCCCGTAGGTTAGCACTCGATGGTGTTGCCAAGAAAGCCTGTATGCCAGCCGCATAAACAGTCTCAGCATTAATTTGATACCAAGAATTTGTTGGCTGATAGAAACGAATGGCTGTTGCTGTACCAGCACCCAAGAATGTCACGCCACCATAAAGAGCAGTTGCACCATTCAGCGCAATGGTCAATGATGTGATTTCTTGAGTGGTGGTAATCAGCACCGTAGTGCCATCAGGCACACCAGTGTTCAAAGGCAGGGTAATTGTGCCAGTTGCCAGCGTTCCAGCAGGTTGCAATAGCATCCATTGGTCTTGGCTAACTGGAGTTGGCACAGTAATGTTGAAACCAGAGCCAGGCACATAAAGATTCACCGACAATGTTGGCGATGCAAAAGTCTGCTGGAAAAACGTCAACAGATTGCCAATGGACAAACGTCTTGCATCCCCATTGTTGGGCGAATAAACGGGTAACTGGTCTCCGCTTGAAACAGTGCTGAGTACTGGTAACTGATTGATTTGTGGCATGACTGTCCTTAATAGTATTCGAGAGGCCCATCAGGGCCAGCGGTAACTGGATTGGCTGGTGGTCTGATAAACGGATTGTCGTAGACTCTCCAAGGCTTATTGCCAGCACCAGCAGGCATTGTTGCCGGAAGTTGCTGTTCAAGCGGGAATGTGGCTCTTTGCAACAGAATATCGTAACCCTGCTTAGCAGTGGTCTTGGTCTCAATCATCACTTGCTTGCCAAAACTTGGCGCAAGTCTAATGGCTAAACTGCAAATAATAGCCTCGTAAGCCGAGTCAGGCACAAGGGTTTCTTCATCTAAACTGCTATCTTGTGGGCTGGATGGCAAAGGGTAACCCAAGCGGATTCCCTTGGCGTTCCAATCTGCCATCATTGCATCTAATCTACGCAAGGCAGATTCAAGCTGTTCAGGCTGCAAATCAAATGTATAAGACGCAAGCCCGATTTCCTCAAAGGCTGCGCTTATGAATTGTCGTTTTCTATAGCCCATGCTGATTCCTCAATGTGTTTCAACAGTGTCGCATCTGACCAGCGTTTGTCAACTTTCATGCCAATTGATTCAGCTTGTTGTAGCATTTCCTCACGGGTCGGTGGGCTGTCATCAACAACTTCAACAACTTCAATCTGCTCATCAGGCACATCAATAACTTGTGCGCCAATCGGTGATGGATAGTAGACTTTATTGATCTTGCGTTCGATGGCTTGCTCTTTTTTGAGTTTGCGCTTTTGCAAACGCAACTCCCGCCACGGGGCGAGAGTCTTGTTCTTAATGATTGCGGCTGACTTAATCATTTTTTCATTGGTGCTTTGCTAGGCTTACCAGCGGCTTTTGCCGATTTAGTAGCCATGCCAAGTGCCATTGCAACGGCTTGCTTTTGGGGCTTGCCTGATTTCATTTCCATTTTGATGTTCTTGGAAATGGTCTTGTCTGAATAACCTTTTTTCATTGGCATTTTGTTCTCCATATAAAACAGGCCAACATCTCTGCTGGCCTGTCTTAGGGTTTAACCACCGATACGATAGACGACAAAGGTATCAGCCGCAGTCTTACGGCAACGGAAACGTGCAGATGCACCAGCCGTAGCAGCAGTTGCAGCAGAACCAACGATGGTTACATTGGTGTTGACAGTCAATGTCAAAGCATATGCGGCCAAAGTGATGACGCTGAAGTCAAACGAATCACCGATTGCCCACTCAGTTGCCAAATCAAGGTTTGCACCTGTTGGCAATTGAATGTCACGGCTTGCTGTAGGAGTAGCAGTAATGATGCCTGTCAACACGTTGGCAGCAGTTGCCGCCATCGAACCGCCATCAGCGATGTTGGCTGGCGCACCTTGAGGTTGCCAGTTGCCATTGTTGCTGATATCAGGAGCAACACCCACTGAGTAGTAAGCACCCGATGCACCAGCTTGAATAATCACGTTGGTGGCATTGGTAAATGCGCTTGATACATAAGTTGTGTTGTCAACCGTTGTCAGCAGATCATTGGCTTCAGGAAATTGGGGGAAACCAACTTCTTGAAACACTTGTGCTGGCGAAAATGCTTGAACAGCGATTTTCTCGCCTGCGGGTACGGCAACAGTAGCTGTGCCTTGTGCAAAGATTACTTGGTAGCTCATGATTTACTCCTTAAGCCTGATTGAACAGCAAAATACCAGACATTTCTGGCTGCTTATTGACCACACCATACAGGGTGTCCAAGCGATACTTGGTCTTCATGGTGTTGACATCGTAC